ATGAGATTTGGTGTGAAACAGTGGCCGACGTGACAGTCGGTGACGTTCTCCCAAAAGTTACGCCGCCGGAAGCGTAAATCGAATACTTGTGGAGTTAGCAATAGCCACAGGCATTCCGATGAGCGAATGGACGACGGCGGAGCAGATTTATACGGCTTTCGAGATACTGGAGAAACAAAGTGAGCGACAACGTTGAGATTGCCTATGACAAGGCAGATCTTCGTCGCATTACATCAGCATTCAAGGCTATGGACGCAGAAGCTACTGATGCAGCTAAAAGAGAATCGTCAGCTCTTGCAGAGTTCGCTCAAGGCAAGATTCAGCAAAAGGCGACCAGTCGAGGCAAGGCCGCCGACAGAATTGCCAGTGGCTCCCGTGTGTCTAAATCTTCCAAGATTGGTGAGCTCTCTTTCGGCTTCGTAAGTCAAAGATTCTCCGGCGGTGGCACGACAAAGGATCTCTGGGGCGGCACTGAGTTTGGATCTAATAAGTTTAAGCAATTCCCAGTCTGGTCAGGCAGTGGCATTCGGGGCGGATCTAAAGGCTGGTTTATTTATCCGACACTCCGCGAAATCCAGCCAGACTTGATTGCGAAGTGGGAAACTGCTTTCGACAGAATCTTAAGGGAGTGGTAAATGGCCGGACAATCGCGCACACTCAAGCTCTCGATTCTTGCTGATGTAGATCAACTTAAGAAATCGCTCAATGCAGCCAATACCGACGTCGATAGCTCCTCAACAAAAATGCTCGACTTTGGCAAAAAAGCAGGGCTGGCATTCGCCGCAGCCGGAGCTGCTGCTGGAGCTTATGCAATCAAAATTGGAATCGATGGAGTTAAAGCCGCGATTGAAGATGAAGCGTCACAAAATAAACTGGCTCTTGCTTTAGAGAATGCCACTGGTGCAACTAATGCACAAATTGCAGCGACTGAAGGATCTATTCTAAAAATGTCTCTGGCAACTGGTGTCGCAGATGACAAGCTTCGTCCAGCGTTGCAGCGACTAGCAATTTCAACTGGAGACATAAGCAAGGCGCAGGATCTTCTTACTGTTGCCCTTGATGTGGCTACGGCAACTGGAAAGCCACTGGAGACTGTTGCCAATGCAATCGGTAAAGCTTACGACGGCAATACGGCAGCTCTAGGCAAGCTAGGAATTGGACTATCTGCGGCCGAGCTTAAAACAATGTCGTTTACAGACGTTCAGCAAAAATTGACAGATTTATTCGGTGGAGCTGCTGCTGCGAATGCAGAGACTTATGAAGGCAAAATTGCAATCTTAAAAGTCAGTTTCGATGAAGCAAAAGAAACTATTGGTCAAGGTTTATTGCCAATGATTACTTCCTTAATTGATTACATCAACGAAAATGTCCTTCCAGCATTCAATGCTTTCGCCTTAGGATTTAGTGGCAAAGGAAAACTCAAAGACGGAATGACTAGCACTGAAACGGCTGCATTCGGTTTCGGAGAAACAGTTAAAGGTCTTACAACCTCATTGACTAAAATGTTTGGCGTGTTTAATAGCGAAGCAAATACAGGTCAGAGCTCTGGCTTAGGAAAGATGATTGGTTGGCTTAATACAATCATCGCTGCTTTGGATAAGGTTGTTAAGTTTGCTTCATTTACTTTAGGTTTATTAGGTGTAATCACTGATCCAAGTAAATGGGGCTTGTCTGCTTCTGAGACGCGTAGTCTTATAGAGTCAAAAATTAGCGGACAATCATTTGCTACGACAGGCGCGCCAGGTGCAATTCGCGGCGGTGGATCATCAGTGCCAACAGTCGTCGTTCCTTCTATGGGCGGAGGTGGAGGCGGAGGTGGAGGCGGAGGTGGTGGAGGAATTGCATCAGCAGCAGCCGGTGCAATCAAGGTTGCAGCAGCAGCAGGCGGAGGCTTTACCGATTCACAGAATGCGGCTCGTTTAGCTGCTATGGGCGGAGGCGGCTTCACAGATTCTCAGAACGCTGCTCGAATCAATGTGACAGTCAATGGCGCAATCGATGCCGAAGGCACGGCTCGCACAATCGTAAACGTGCTCAATGATTCCTTCTATCGTGGCACTGGCGGAGCCGGCGCACTTCAGGCAATCTGATGACTCAGTGGGCTCCAGTCTGGAAAGTCTTAATCGCAGGCATTGAATACACTGACGTCGTTCTAGCTAATCTTTCAATCTCATCAGGGCGCACGAATATCTACACACAGGCTCAAGCCGGCTATTGCACAATAAACCTCATCAATCTTGATCTAAGTGCTATCACGGCCGAAATCAATGACGCAGTATCGATTCAGGTCAAAGACACGGCCGGAGCTTACGTTCCAATCTTTGGCGGATCTATTGTGGACGTCGCTGTGACAGTCTCACAGACTGGCTCAGTAGCAATTACTCAAGAAGTTACTATCACGGCTCTAGGAGCCCTCTCAAGGCTCCAGAAAGCCTTAACTCTGGGCGTCTTACAGAAGGATTTTGATGGCGATCAGATTTACACAATCCTTGCGGATTTACTGGTCAATAATTGGTCAGAGGTTCCAGCAGCTCTTACGTGGGCGACTTACACACCAGCGACTACAACTTGGGCTGATGCAGAAAATACAGGGCTCGGAGAGATAGATCGTCCAGGCAATTATGAGCTGGCAGCGCGTGGATCTAATCAGACGATTACGTGGAATCTGGTGGCAGACCTTGCGACTTCCGGACTTGGATATATTTATGAAAATGCTCAAGGTCAGATTTCTTATGCAGATTCCACACATCGTTCGACTTACTTAGCCACTAACGGCTACACGGATCTAGACGCTAATCAAGCTCTAGGCCGTGGAATTAAGATTCAGACTAAGGCCGGAGATATTCGAAACGACGTTGCTATCGTCTGGAAATCTGGTATTAAAGAGGCTACCGATGCAGCTTCTATTGCACTCTATGGAAAACTAGCGCAACAGATTACGACATCACTGGAACACGCAGCCGATGCCGAAGATCAAGCCGACTTCTATCTGACACTCAGAGCTCAGCCACAGGCATTCCTAGAATCCATCACATTCGCACTGACCAATCCAGAAGTCGATGATGCAGATCGTGACGCTCTTATCAACGTGTTTATGGGTCAGCCGATTTCGCTTTCAAACTTGCCAGTCAATATGCAATCAGGAAACTTCTTGGGCTTTGTCGAGGGCTGGCGATTCCAAGCTTCTTTCAATGAGCTGTCAGTGACCCTTCTTGTCTCGCCTCTGCCATTCTCACTCCAGGCTATGGAATGGCAAGATGTAAGTGTCGCAGAAACATTCAACACGCTTAGCCCTACACTTGACTATGCAGACGCATTAGTCGTCAATTAAGGAGAAACGATGGCAAATCCAACTACGAACTTCGGCTGGGTCATGCCGACAAGCTCTTCGCTTGTTACGAATCTCCCAGCAGATTTCAACACTTTCGGCCAAGCCGTGGACACATCGATGTCAGAGCTGCTCGGTGGCACAACTGGTCAAGTCTTATCTAAGACATCTAATACCAATATGGACTTTACGTGGGTCACTCCTACGGATCAGACACCGCTCACAACTAAGGGCGATCTATTTACTTTTAGCACAGTCGATGCGCGTTTAGGTGTTGGCACAAACGGGCAAACACTTGTGGCGGATAGTACCACCGCAACAGGCTTGAAATGGGCTACGCCTTCAAGCGGAACTCCAGCCTTAGTTGGTGTAAGTGCCTACGATTCCGTTGGCGCAGGACAAAACATCTCAAACACAACTTACACAGCATTAACTTACGATTCAGAAAATTACGATACAGACGCTTTTCATAGCACTGCAACAAATACAAGCCGATTAACAATTCCAGCAGGTAAAGGCGGAAAGTATTCCGTTACCGCTTTCGTAAATTGGGATAACAATTCTACTGGTCGAAGAATCGTTGCTCTATACAAAAATGGAGCAAATACAAAAACTCTTGGCAATGAAACATCTTCAGGTTATTTGGGACAATTAGGCGCTTATACTATTGAACTAGCAGCCGCAGATTACATTGAAATCTTTGTCTATCAAGATTCTGGCGGAACTCGCAACTGTGATGAAAATAAATACTTCCAAGCAACTTATTTAGGAGCATAACAAATGGAACTATGGCAAATTATTCGTGAGGCTTATCCTGAATTGACTGTTGATAATTTTATTAAAGACATTATTCTTCAAGATGATGCAGATGGTCTTGGTGCTTATATCGCTGTATGGAATTACTCAAAGCCTATTCCAGATGGTCTTAAACTAGGCAAGTGAACAAGTATCCAGAAGGCACTGCTGCACGGATCATCGAAGTCGCACTAGCTGAAGTCGGCACGGTCGAAACTGGCGAGAATCTGACAAAGTACGGCAAGTTTAC